GACAGAAATAACAACAAGACTTGCCGATATTTTCACAATAAAATCATGGACACCGGCAAACAATTCCGTTACAGTAGCACCCAAACCAGACGCAAAAATAAACGGTTCGAACGCGATGCTCTGGAGCATGGAATACAAAGAGGGGAAAATGGTGTCACATGATTTAGAAGATCTGGACGAAATAAGAGAAAAAATACTTGCAAAAGCAGGTAACCTAATATTCAACATCAAAGGTGAAAGGTCAGAGCCTCCGTTCTTTCAATACCTAATGACAGGAAGTCTAACAGATCCGGCAACCGGTACTGATACCATCGGCACACAATGGAAATATAACGACGAATGGGGACTCGTAACAAAAACATACCAATCTGACTTATGTCAAAATTGGATTAACACGGAATGGATAGACGGAGAAAACGGGATAAACCAAATAAGCGCTGTTGCGGTTACGGATGGGCAATTTACAATAGATTCGCTAAACTTAGCGCAAAAAGTATACAATATGCTAAACCGCATCGCAGTTTCGGATGGGTCGTACCGATCATGGTTAGAAACCGTATATACTGGAGGATATACCGAACGGACAGAAACACCTATATATTGCGGAGGGTCAAGTGCGGAAATCGTATTTCAAGAGGTTATAAGCACAGCGGCAGCAGACCAAGAGCCGTTAGGATCACTTGCCGGACGTGGTTTAGATACAAACCACAAAGGCGGCTATGTTGAAGTAAGAGCGACAGAGCCAGGCTACCTAATCGGAATCACTTCCTTAACACCAAGACTTGACTACACACAAGGGAATCAATGGGATGTCAATCTAAAAAGTATTGACGACATGCACAAACCAGCATTAGACGGAATAGGATTCCAAGATCTAAGCGCGGAACTATTACTCGCAGATACAACAACATACGATGGAGAAGAATTCCAACAAAAATTCATCGGAAAACAGCCGGCATGGATCAACTATATGACAAATATCAACAAGGCATACGGAAATTTCACAACAAACGAGAACTTCATGATTTTGTCAAGACAATATGAATATGACGAAAAAACAAATGGAATAAAAGATTTAACAACATACATTGACCCAACTCTATACAACGGAATATTCGCAGACCAAAGCTTCAATGCGCAAAACTTTTGGGTACAAATTGGTGTCGAAATCGAAGCGAGACGAGTAATGAGTGCAAAAATAATTCCTAACTTATAAAAACAAAAATTATGAAATATCCAAAACAAAAACAAAAAAGAAATCTATCTGAATTCAAATCAGTAGATCTAATCGAAGGTGAAACAATAGAAGATAAATGCAAACGTTTAGTAGAATCAAAAGAACCAATCACAGACGGAGCGCCAATTCTGTATACAGAAAGAAAAGATGGAGTACTTCCGGCTTACGATATCAGAACCGACCGCTGGGCGATCGCACAAGAAGCGATGGACAAAAACAGAAAAGCGATAGATGCAAAACGAAAAGCAGACTACGATCTGATGTTAAATGGGAAAGAAAATGACGTAAAGGCAGATAAAAACGCAGAAGCGGGGACAGATGGCGGGTCTGCCGCATAGCCACGTGACGAAAGAGTAGAGATAGTAAAATATCTCTACCTTTCTCGATTAGTACGCACGTAGCATTCTTTATGAACTAAATATGTAAGAAGCTTTAGAAAAGCACGAAAATTTAAATTTACAAAAGATATGGCAGATTTTTTCAGCAACGGATACGGGAATGGACTCATAGGAGGTGCACTCGGAATGATCGGAGGGTCAATTCAATACAGACGCCAAAAAAAGCTAATGGCACAGCAATACGAATATGCCTTAGGAATGGCGCAACAAAATCAAGAATACGCTAAAGAAATGGCAGGTATCAATCAAGGATACGCTAAAGAAATGGCAGGAATTAATCAACAACATAACAAAGATATGTTTGATTATACTGGATATCAAGCACAAGTAGCGCAAATGAAAGCGGCAGGACTTAATCCTGCCCTGATGTACGGAAGCGCAGGTGCAGGAGGAAGCACACAAGGAGGTGCAGGAATGGCAGGAAGTGCAAGTGCAGGAAGCGGATCAATGGGAGGCGCGCCAAGTGCACCAGATACCGGACTGACCAGCGGTATAGGAATGGGAATGCAATTAGGATTAATGGAAGCGCAAAAACGAAACCTTGAAGCAGATGCAGCAAAAAAGGAAGCAGACGCAAAGAAAACGGCAGGTGCAGACACAGAATACACAAGAATGCTAACCGAACTGGCGAAAACAGAAATAGACTACAAGGCAATGAGCACAGAAGAGGTTGCAGCGAAAGTAAAGATGTGGGGTGACAAGTCGCAACTGCTGATGGCAGAAGCAAGGAAAGCGGCATCAGAGGCTGACTATAACGAAAGAACGATGGATGATAGAGTGGCAAAGGCAGGATACGAAACAGTGAACAGCATGCTCGAAAACATACAAAAGATGCGGAATATCGAATTCACGGAAGCACAGACAAGAGCAATCTCGGAAAATATAGCGATAGCATGGTATAACGCAGGGACAAACAGAATGAACGCAACAACGGCAGCAGACCATGTCGCGAACGAACTCATGAAGATAACAGGAGACCTCGATATACGGGAAAGAACCTTGCTGAAGGACTGGATATACCAAGGAGTGCACGCAGGGGTGGCACTATTGGAAGGAATTACAGATGTCGTAAAAATAAAGGCCCTTATCAAGGCAGCATCAAAAGGCATCAAGGAAGTAATAACAAGATCAGGGAAAAAAGACAAAGACGGAAACTGGACAGAAGATACAATTCGTGAACTATTTAAAGATTAAAATTATGTGTTTATATCCAAAATTGATCAAAAATAAGAAATATACAAAAAACAAAAAGAACGGTGGGGCAATTCCTGCCGTTTCTGATAATAGAGTATTATGGGTAACAGCAGCATGCGGAAAATGCTTTGAATGTAGAAAACAAAGAGCAAGAGCGTGGCAAGTCAGAATGTCCGAAGAACTAAGGGAAAATCCAAACGCGATATTCGTAACGCTGACCATCTCAGACGAATCATTCGAATATATAATGGACAAATATCAGATAGAAACCAACGAGGAATGTTGTAAAAAAATGGTAAGGTTATTCCTCGAAAGAATAAGAAAAGAAACGAAGAAAAGTATAAAACATTGGTTTATCACAGAAATGGGACACCAAAATACAGAAAGATATCATCTACATGGAATAATGTGGGGAATAGGAATAGACGAAATAATAAAAAGAAATTGGAAATACGGATTTGTATTCATAGGATCATTCGTAAACGAACAAACGATCAACTACGTAGTAAAATACATGCTAAAAAAAGACAAAGATCACAAAGAATATAATCCAATAGTATTATGCAGTGCAGGAATAGGGGCAGGGTATCTAAACAGAAAAGATTCAGAACTAAATAAATTCAAAGGGACGAACACAAACGAAACATACAGGCTAAGAAATGGAACAAAACTAAACTTACCAATATACTACCGAAACAAAATATACACAGATGATGAAAGAGAAAAGCTATTTATACAGAAAATCGACAAGGGCGATGTATGGATATGCGGGGAAAAGGTAAAAATAGACGACCAAGAAGCCTATAAAGAATTACTCGAATATCACCAAAGGGAAAAACAAAGACTACACGGAGATAATCCACAAGAATGGGAAGTAACCAAATACCTACGCAGACTCAACAAACAACGCCAAGCACGCAAGCGCACCAAGTAACCGAGGTCTCGGAGTTCTCGAGGTTCTCGAGGTTCTCACCAACTCTTGGAAACGTATCGCTCTGCGCGATACTTTTACATCTCTATCCGCCTTTGGCGGCCGACTTGTGGAAATATTGTGGAAATAGCCGCTTCGCGTCTTTGTCCCCGACGGCTCGGTCTCGCCCGAGTGGCGACGACCTGTCGTCAGGTCGATCACGGAAGAGCCACGCCTACCGGCGGGTGGTCGCTCGCATACTCGCTCATGTCTCACAGCTATATAATGTTAATAAAGGTTAAACACGTAAATAAAAACACGAAAGTATTGTGTAATTCAAATTAAGTTCTTATATTTGCAATATGAAAAAGAAACAAATTACAAACTAAAAAAAAAAGAACTATGAAACAGTACATGATTACTTTTCAAAACAAAAAAGGGGAAAGAGTATACCTATTCGCACATGAAAAAACATTTGCAGACGCATATAGGAGCGCAATAGAATACCAAATAATACAAAAAGATTTGGAAATTATAACAATACGAAGATGTATACAACGTGAAAAAAGAAAACAATACTAACAATTAAAATTCAAAAAACATGAAAAGGTTATTTAAATGGATCATTACAATCAAGTTAGAAATCGGTACAGAAATCACAACAGTAGTGACAGCCGACTCAATCGGAAAAGCGTGTAACTCAATGAAATACACAGCTGAGAGATTAAATGGTGAAATAACAAAAATTGAAAGAGATGAACCGATTGAAGATCAAGAACATAGTAGTGATCAATAATGAAAAATTTTTATACACACTGTATAAATATAACAACAGAATATTTGAACTACAAATTGTTTCACGTGAAACAAATTACAAAAGACATCTTAAAAACAAAAAAGCAGCAGTTGCATTTTTAACAGAAATAGATACAAAAAACTATTTAAAATTTAGAAAGGAGGTAGAAAATATAAGTTGGGAAATGATAGATAGTTTATTTAACGAAAAAATAAAAGAAGTTGAATATAACAACGGAAAACAGTTAACACTATGGAAATAAAAAAAGAAACATGGATAAAAATAATCAAATGGCTAATAGCTGTACTTACAGCTACTTTAACATATTTAGGTGTAACTTCCTGTACGATGTCTATGACTATATCTAAAAATAATTCAGGAAGTACAGGTACAAAAATAGAATCAACAAATCGTGCAGATAGCACAAGTATTAACTTAAATAATTACAAATAAAATGGAATACAATTTTAAAGACGCTTTCATAGTAAGAGCAACGAATGAAGAAAATAACGATTTCATAATCACTCTTGGGGACAAGATAGCAACACCATATCACTTCCCAAGTCGGAAAGAAGCGGAAAAAGCGGTAATGAAAAAAGATTGGAACCTAATTGCAACATTAGCAATATCAATCGCGGAAAATACAATCAAAAATTACATAAGCAAAAATAAGGAGGTAGAAAAATGATTACGAAAACAATCGGTAAAAACACACTCGGAGATAACGGGAAAATGAAAGTCCATATGCGGACTTACAACCGTAGTACACACAATTTATCATATATCTGGAGAAATACACAAGCAGTAGGGACACTTGTACCATTTATGAGTATTCCTATGATGAAGGGAGATACGTTCAAAATCAAGCTACAGCCAAATGTGTTAACACATCCAACAGTTGGGCCACTATTTGGCAGTTTCAAGCAACAAAATGATATCTTCTTCTGTCCGATCAGGCTATACAATAGCTGGCTGCACAATAACAAGCTAAAAATCGGGCTCAACATGCAACAAATAAAATTACCGCAAATCGTACTAAGCGCGGAAACACCAATGAACGACCAAACGCACGAACCTAACGCACTAAACCCAAGCAGCTTACTATACTATTTAGGAATCAGGGCGATAGGACAAAATACAAAAGTAGAAGATCCAGACGCACGAAGAACATTCAATGCAGTACCATTCTTAGGATATTACGACATATTCAAAAATTACTATGCAAACAAGCAAGAAGAAAAATTTGTAACAATAGCACACACAAATATTATTACAAAAATCATAATAAAAGAGGGTTCAGTATCAACAACGATAACAAACCCGATGAGAATAAACGCAAGAGTACCGACCAACAACTCAACAGTTGAAATATTCGGAACACTCGATAGGGATAAAGTCGAAAACATTACCGTAAAATACTACTCAAACTACAACAAAGACAATCACATAGAACCGACAGAAATAACAACAAGACTTGCCGATATTTTCACAATAAAATCATGGACACCAGCAAACAATTCCGTTACAGTAGCACCCAAAC